ACGAGATTACTACGCGTCTCGTGGGCTCGGAGATGTGTATAAGAGACAGCCTATAGGGATCTTACCATCTTACCGATTTGCATTAACTCAATGAAATATATAGGAAAAATCACGTAAGATGCATCTTACTAAATCTTACGTAAATTTCGCTCGTTTTTTAACCAACTGCGGATAGCACTTTTTGACTTGCGCCGGGAATCGTCATGCGTATACTTAACGCAACGAAACCACAAATGGAGCAATATCAATGGCTGAAGCAATTTTCAGGGCATACACCAGCAGTGAATTGACTAACGAGCAATATCACGATCCTAACTCCTGGTGCGCGGAATACGTTAGCGGCTCAAGCCTCGGCGAGATTTACGCAACATCCCCGGCGCACTGGAAATACAAGGTGCGTGAGGAAACCGCCGCGCTGGCGTTCGGAACCTGTTCGCATACCTGTATGCTTGAAACGGCAAAATTTAATGGCGAGTACCTGCGGGCGACTTCTCCGGGCGAGGTTAAAGATCTGATTACGTCGAAGTCGGCACTGTCTGCGAAGCTGAAAGCGTGTGGCCTGATTGGGACGTCCAACAAGGATTACCCGGAACTTCTGGAAATGGCATATCGCGCCGGGATTGACGTAAATGTTTGGTGGGCGATTGAACTTTGCGACGAAAGCGCCGCGATGAACTCCGGGCGCAAGCTGGTTAAGGATGTTGATTTCGATGCCGTTGTTCAAATGCGAAGCGTGATGTTGGCCAACCCGCGACACGCCGCATGTATCGAATCGCCTACCGCACAGCGTGAATTGTCAATCTTCGGTGAGATCTTCGGCGTCAAGGTCAAGGTTCGACTAGATCATGTTGACGTGGTTTCCGATCCCGAACTCATCAAGGAGTGGGGGTTCAACCCGGATGAAGTTTTCGAGGTCGTGGTGATTACCGACTACAAAACCACTCAATCCTCCAAGCCGGACGATTTCGGGCGACTCGCTTTCAACCTGGGTTACTATCTCAAGATGGCATTGCAGCGCGATCTATTCGTGAAGACCTACAACGAAAAACGCCCGGTAGTTGTCAGACTGCTAACGCAGGAGAAAAAGTCACCGTTTGCTCCGCTGGCGTTCACCCTGACCAGCCAGCAGATCGAGATCGGGCGCAAGCAGTATCAAAGCGTGATTCATCAGTATGCGGAATGCGTGAAGCATGATTCATGGCCATCATATGAGTCAAACGCGGCGGAAGTAGTTTTGCCTACTCCGCAGTTTGTGAAATACATGTTCCCGGACGTATACGGCACAAATAGCTAATAAACACTGGTGCGCACTTGTGATATAGTGCGCATTACCAATCAGGAAAAGGAAACTTTATCATGCGTACATCTGAAAAATTCACCACCATTGCAGCCGCATTAATCAAAGCAAAATCTGGCTTCGTGGCCGCGAAGAAAAGCGGGAAGAACAACCATCTTGGGAACACCTATGCGAATCTTGGTGATATCCTCGACGCGATTTCCCCGGCGCTGGAGAAGAATAAGATTATGGTCATTCAATCCATGATGGATACCAGCACCGAAAAGGTTATGCACCTCGAAACGATGTTTCTGCACGAAAGCGGTGAGTTTATGGCGTTTCAGTACAATATGCCGATCAGCAAAACAGTCGAACAAGCATACGGTTCAACAACATCTTACGCCCGCCGCTATGCACTGGCCGCAGCCCTCGGTATCAAGCAGGCGGATGATGATGCAGAAATTACGAAAATGACACCGAAAGACTTCAAAAAACGCATTGACGCGTGCGAAGATCTCGAATCGCTTCGTGAGATCTATAAGATGGCGAAACAAACGTTAACGCCTGCGGAATGGAAAATGACGGAAGACGATATCACCAAACGCCAGGCAGAACTGAAAGTCACCCCGGCTAACGGCTTTAACCCTGGTAAACCGCAAGAGGTTGCGAAACGGGAGCCGGAAAAGGTAGAATCAAAGCCTGAACCAGAAGCGCAAGATATTTCATCTTTTAACTAATTTAACCGGGCGGGAAACCGCCCCATAGGAACGACAATGCATGTTGTAACAGGTGTTATCCGAAAGGAACCGTATGTCAAGGAAGGCAGTAACAATAACGGGCCGTGGAAAATGTACGCCGTAGACCTGTCGGAGCGAATGAAGATCCGCAATCGTGATGGCCAGGACGAAACGGTTTACACGAACTACCGCGCCGTTTTCTTTGCCAAAGAAAACATGATTAAGTGGTACGACGAAGCGCTGCAAATGGATAAGGTGATCAGCGTCACCTGCCGGACGCTTCAGATCGTGAACCGCGAGCACAACGGCACAATTTACAGCCACAATGAAATGATTATGCCGCAACTCGAATTCAGCCAGCGCGAACCCGCGCAAAGCGGCGGAGGCAATCAACAATCCGGATGGGGTCAGCCTCAGCAACCGAAGCCGCAGCAAGCGCCTAAACCGCAAAACAGCGGCGGGAATACGGGGATGGATTTCGATGATGATATCCCGTTCTAATTTGACAACTAAAGGAGCCGAAAGGCTCCTTTTTTTATCGGTTCATTGATGCTATTATCTGCGTTACTCAACCAACATAAGAGGCTTTTAAAATGGCACTATACAGAGAAGGCAAAGCGGCTATGGACGCAAACGGCGTTATCACCGGGACTGGCACGAAGTGGCAATCAGCCTTATCGCTCATTCGCCCAGGCTCAACAATCATGTTTTTATCGTCGCCGATTCAGATGGCGGTGATTAACAAGGTTGTCAGTGATACGCAAATTAACGCCATCACCACAAACGGCGCGGTTGTTCCGTCCAGCGATTACGCGATCCTTTTAAGCGACTCGCTGACCGTTGACGGCCTGGCGCAAGATGTTGCTGAAACTTTGCGCTACTACCAGTCGCAGGAAACCGTAATTGCGGATGCAGTCGATTTCTTTAAGGATTTTGATTTCGAAGCACTTCAAAATCTTGCTAATCAGGTGAAGGCAGACTCAGAAGCTGCGGGCGCAAGCGCTGCGGCGGCTGCTGCGTCAGAAGGGGCGGCGAAAACTTCAGAAACTAACTCTAAGGCCTCGGAGCAAGCGGCGCTAACAGCACGACAGCAAGCAGGGTCGGCAAGGGATCAGACTCAAAGTCTTTATAACCAGACTGTCGATCTTGTTGCTGGCGTTCAAGCGCCGGATAAGCTGCCAACCTCGCTAGGAAGCTCGCGGGCGTGGATGAAGATTGCCAACGTTAAGAACGCTGGAAAGTCAAACTGTTTTGCGCAATTTATTATTGGTGGCGGCGCTAACTTTGGTTCGGCAAATCTCCCGGTAGATATCTTTTCTATTTCTGGCCGTGGTCTTCCCGATACGCTAACAAGTAATAATATTGACGCCAACTTTACTCAATGCGCACTGATTGCCGCAAAAAATAGCACATCACGTTTGAAGTTGGGGGTTGTGAAAAACACCGACGGATCTTTTGATGTTTATTTGCTCTCGCCTAACGGTTACTTTCCCGTTATGTGGTTAAACCGTTTGAACGTGCAATCTAAGAATGGGTTGATTACCGGGCCGATCATCGATCGCACTGGTTATTCGTGGATTACCACGGAGCCAGCCGGGATTGTATATAATTCACCATCTGATTATTTGATGGCTAACGATAGCACGATCCCGCGAACCAACGTAGCTAACACGTTCAGTCAACCACAAGCGATCAGCGTTCCTGGCGGAAACGCTACGCTGACCCTGAATGGTTGCGTGGTTAGGGCCAATAACAGCAATGCGATCGTGTACTCAATCCCTGAAAGCGGTCAGGGGATGTACTTCCGCCCTAATGGCGATATGAATGGCGCAAAGCAAGTTGTCTTTGATGCATCAAACTTTACTGTTACCGGATTGAATGCCAGCTTTAGCAACGCCGTTACAATGTCAAGCACGCTACGCGTTAACGGATCTTCTAACCTTCGCGGCGGCGTAGATGTTACCGCATCTCAGGGGTTGCCACTGAAGGAAACGACCGCAACAACCGGGATTGGCGTTAACTTTATCGGCAACAACGCAACGGAGTGTTCTTTCGGTATTGAGAATACGGCTGGCGGATCTGCTGTATTCCATAACTATGCACGCGGCGCGTCAAATAGCGCCACAAAGAACAACCAGCTTTTAGGTGGTTATGGTTCTCGCCCGTGGTTAGGATCTGACTATACGGAGCACAGTAACGCGGCCTTGCATTTCCTTGGGGCTGGCGATGCATCTGGAACCAATCACGGTGGCTGGATTCGATTGCTTGTCACCCCCAAAGGTAAGACGATTAGCGATAGGGTTCCGGCGTTCAGGCTGTCAGATAACGGAGATCTCTGGATTGTTCCGGATGGGGCCATGCACTCAGATCTTGGGTTGGTGCGTAGCTTTGAAACGTTAAATGCAGCCGTTCCTAAATTCAATGCTCCAGCCAATCAGGATGGTCGAGGACTGAAAATTGTGGCGGATGGTGCGCCGGAAATTAACATGATTGCGCCTCGCGGATCTAATACTTCATCGCCTGCGGTTCGTGCAATGTGGTGCGATGGTGGCCTGGGTAACTCGGACAAATATATTGGCGCTGTACAGGCATGGTCTACTTTCTTCTTTGGGGCGTCGGGCCACGATGGGGAAAAATTCGACTCAATGCGCGGCGCGGTTAACATTCAGGCTACGGAGGGGTGGGGGGAAACCAGCACGCCAACGCGAATTTTGTTCGAAACATGCGCGGCAGGCTCAACTACGCGAACCTCTCGCTGGTGCGTTGACCACAACGGGAACTTCGTCCCGATGGGCGATGGCGGTTATGATATTGGATGGGGTAGCGGTCGAGTCAATAACATCTACGCTAAAAATGGGGCAATCAACACCTCAGACGGTCGGATGAAGAACGACGTTCGAGCCATGAGCGATCCTGAAACCGAAGCGGCCAAAGCCATTGCGAAGGAGATCGGGTTCTGGACGTGGAAAGAGCAAGCCGATATGAACGACGTGCGCGAGCACTGCGGTTTGACCGTACAGCGTGCTATGGAGATCATGGAAAGTTTTGGTCTTGAGCCGTTTAAATATGGCTTTATCTGTTATGACAAGTGGGATGAACACACGGTGGTTTCAGAATATGGGCCAGCGAATGAAGACGGGTCGGAAAACCCGATCTACAAAACCATCCCGGCTGGTGATCGCTACTCGTTCCGCATTGATGAGTTAAACATGTTTATCGCTAAGGGATTTGAAGCGCGGTTATCCGCACTTGAGGATAAATTAGGGATGTAAAAAAGGGGCCGAATGGCCCCTTTATTTTTAATCATACCTTGCGCAATCAATAGCTATGCAGGTGTTTTTCATATCGACGTGGGTGAGATCGCTGGCTGTCCCTCCAGGAGCCTGCGTTAGATATGCGGTAAGTTGCGTGCTTGAGCCGTTAAAAAATGCCGCTGCGCCATAGTCGCCCTGAAACGGTCTTGGGTACGGATCGCGAATAACACCAACAATCGCACCTAACTGAACAGGACTAACCGCCCACTTCCCGCCGTTAGTGACGTTTAGATTAAATCCAGTCCCGTAGGTCTGTACGTCTGAAAGTGTCCTGGTCTCATTGGTCAAAATCAGCGTGCCGTTTTCATCCCAAATCGCAAGGCCATAGCCAGGATTTGATTGTGGGAACACGGAGAAAAAATAAACTTCCGCATATGTGTTTTGTGTGCCAAAAGAAAAAACAACGCTGCAAGTGTTCCCATCGTACTTGATTTTTGTGAATGCACCTTGTGGTGATGAACCATGAAAGACCACGAACGGAACGCATGGGTGATTCGTGTCGTAAGTTACAGATCTCACTTCATCGGAGTTAGTTCCGCCCCTAAGCGTGATGCTTTGTTTTGACAGCAGTGCCAGCGGGATGCTTTGAGGGGAAACCCAAACATTGCCGCTATCATTGGTAAGTAAAATTCCGTAATCTGCCATAATCTTTAACTCATAATTTGAACGACAATAAAACCTTGCGTCGCCGGGTAGACACCTGATTCCAGCGCATCATCTGGCGCATCTGAAACAACGATCTGATTACCGCTAACGGTAATTCGCCTCTTCGATGTGCCGTACTGGTCTTGATTTGCGACCCAAAAGAAACCCAACCTTAAACCAGGTGGAACGTTGTAAGACCATGTTCCGCTTTTCTGGCCTTGCGCCAAAGCAATATATCCAGCAACCGAAACAGGGACGATCCCATAGTTGTTGGGGTTCCCGTTCGCATCCCAAGATTGAAAGCCATAAGCCATAAAATACCTCCATTGGTTAAGCCGGGATTTCTCCCGGCGTTAATTTTACCATGTTCCAGTGATTCGCCCCAACTGACAACGAACACGGTTGTTACCATCACGAACCGTAATATTCTGGTTCGTTTGCTTGATTGAACCTTCGCCAGAAGTTGAACCATAGTTGACAAAGACGCCATTTTTATCAAGCCGCCAGCCAGCAACGTTCTCCTGAAAGTTGTTGGACTGAATGACGTTACCGATCTTCGCGTTAGTGATTGAGCCATCCTGAATAAGGGCGTTATTCATGAACACCTGGTCATTCTGCACAACAAACGGTAGCGTGTACGATCCGGAATCCGCATTACGGATGATAGCAAATCTATCAGCAATGAACAGCACCTGCGAAACAACGTTATTTCCTTGTGCGGTAAGCTGTAACGCCATCCCGGAATTATATTCCTTCCCGTTATACTTCAGACCTAACTTCATCGTGTACATGGAACCGACGCCATTAACGTTTGCCCACGAGTCGAGTTTCTGATCTAGCGCTGCGGAGTTTTGCCCGATCTTGGCATCTAGTGCCGCTTCAGAGTTTGCTCGCGCCTCGCTCTCGTTTGCAATTGCTTGATTAACCTGTGTAAACCCTGCGGCCATATCCTCGCCTAATTGAGTTTGCAATTGGTTAATTTGCGTCGCTCGCGTCTCGCTTTCCGTTGCCAGCGCTTCATTAAGGATCGTAATCTGCGATGTGATATCTTCATCAATCTGCGTTTTAAGCTCCGTAATTTCAGCCGCCCTCGCTTCTGATTCGTTGGCGATCAGTACGGTCGTATGAGCAATCTCTGCCTTACGCTTACCGTTCTCCTTCGTCATTTTCCTAACGTCCGCATCATTCGCCAGCGCATTTTGAATGATGCTGTTCGCGTAGTCATTGAGTTTTGCCGCGCTATCCTGCGCACTCTCCTGAAGCTCCTTCATTGCGTCGCTGTCCATAATTTCATCCAGGATCTCATCCGTGATGATGCTAACGTCAGTCGACGACATGCCGCGAGCGTAATCAGTCCACGCTGAAACGTTGCCGATACGGTCTACGCTTCTGGCTTTGTAGAAGTTCACGTAGCCAGCGGGAAGAATTGAATGCCAGTACTCAGAAGCCGGGTAAGGAATCAGGGTAAGCAGGCTTGCATCCTGATCGGTTCCGCTTTGCGACTGGTAAAGCTCAATGTATGCCGTGTCTTCCGCTCCTTCTGGCATAGCCCACTTAACGCGAATGCCAAAGATCTCATTGTCAGACGCAAAAAGGTTAATCGGGCCTTTTGGCGCTCCGACTTTCCCGGTCAGTGTAGCGGTTGCCAACGCAGACCACGGAGACGCCACATTCCCGCCGCTAATGCACCTTACGCGGGCCTGATACTCGCCAGCATAGATGCCTTCAATATCAACCTGCGTTGTCGCCGTGCGCGGAACGTTGTTCCAGTTACCGCCATCCTTGCGCCATTGCACCTCGTACAGTTTTGCATACTGCACGGCAGACCAGCCGATCACCATCGTTTCGACGCTCATCCCCTGAACAATGCGGGAGAAAGAGCTAATAGTTAAGTCTTTCGGAGCACCCATTGAATCCGGGTCGACAACCGAAGTTGGTCGGCCATCGGTAATTACCCCATTGTCGATCGCGTCATACTTGTTCGGATCGTACTGCGTAGCCGTGATGGCGAAGGTGAATTCGTCGTCATCGCTACCCTTTTCAATCCTGGTTACTACATACTGTTCAGCCGCAAGCTGATCGCTCTCAATCAGGAATACACTGTCCGGCGCAACGTCAAAGTTATACCCAACATTTAGCGTGAGGGTCTTACCGTCCGCCGAAACGCTGGCGATTGTGCGGCGCACAGGCTTGCCGTCGTCGGTATTCAGGATCAGAGTGTCGCCAGCCTTCGCGTCGCAGCGGTAGGCCAGGAACACCTGCACGCCAGATACTTCCATAACGCGGCCTGATAGCACCAGGTTAAAGGCAGATTGCCAATGAGGATCTGCAACGTAAATCACATCGCCACAAGAAGGAATCATACCTTCCAGGCCAGTAGAAAACGAAACGGTCGTGGCGCTAAGGTTCGTTTGCAGAATCCAGCGCCCACGGCGGTTCGCCTCAGTCCTTCTGGTGCACCCGATCGCTGTAATGCTCGTTGGGTTATGACCAAATCGCATGGCTGCATCCGGGTTGAAAACTGGTTCAACATCCTGTTCATACTGGTTCTCTTCGTCGTCGAACATAACGTTGCACGATGTGTACATCGTCTTTTCGCTTGGGAACGTCCGAACGAACACGCCATCAACGACGTTATCAGCCGTAAACAGGTACACCGGATCGCGCGGCTTATCGACGATAATCGAAAGGCTTTCACCGTTGTAGAACGTCATTCCACGGAACGCGGAACAAATATCCCTTACCAACTGGAACGCCTCAACCTGCGACTGAACAACTACATCCATCAAATAGCGCGGTTCCATCCCGCCGCGATTGTCCGGCACAAGCTCATCACAGTATTGCGCCACCTCATATAGCGACCACTTGTCAACCGGGATTCCTAGCTCACGCTGGTCTAAGCCATAGCGCTGATTCATGATCAGGTCATAAAGAACCCATGCCGGGTTGTTGCTCCACGCCCACTTGAAAACGCCATCCCACGAGCCGGAATACGTGCGATTAATCGGATCGTAGTTGCTTGGAACCTGAATAATCTTCCATTTCTTTTTGAGTGAGATAGTAGGGATCTGGTTTTGGAACAGGTCGCTATCGAACTCAACGTAAAGCATGGCCGTTAACGGGTAGCGGAATTTGGCATCGATAACTTCAGCGTATGATTGAACCTGGAACGCATCGACAACCTTCACCCCGTCAGCGTCCGGCGTTACTCGGCTAACGCGGATAAGCACCTGCGACGTGAAGTCCTGCGGCAGGTTAACGCGAATGCTCCGATCGTAACCGCCAGTCGTGTTCTTGCCGTCAATCTTGCCAGTTAGGTAGGTCTGATAACTTGCACCATCTACCGCCATCTCGATCTTGTACTCAACAACCGATCCGACCATATCGCCGTTATCTTTTTGAGTCAGCACGCGCGGCCATAACAGGCGAAAGCGAATAGCAGACAGATTTTTGTTCGATACGGTAAGCGTGTACGGCGTGTTGTGAGTGACGTCGCGAGCAACCTGGAATTCAGCGCTTGACTCGCTGAAGCCCTGGATATAGTCCTGCGTTTGCGTTCCGGGGCGGAACTCAGCGATTACGCCCTCATAGTTGAAAGTTCCATCTTCGTTCTGAACCGGGACGCCGCCAAAATGCAACTGCTTCAAGCTGAAGTCGTTAACCACCTCGCCATCGGAAACAGCAAGCAACAACTTGATCTTATCTTTTGAGATCAGGTTATCTGGCATTTCTACGGGAGTACGCGGAGAACTTGAGCCACCCTTGCGGGCCTTGATATTAGTCATCGTTTAGCCTCCTGTTAATAGTCTCGCAATTGTACACGACAAAAAGCCCGGAGGCTACGCCCCCAGGCTAAAAAGCGAATGGCTTAATTAGTTGTTGTCTTCTGCGTAAGATCCCGAACCGAACAATGCGCCGCCAGCCAATCTGTAACCGTATGGCAATTGGATTGGATAACCAGCCGCCGTGGTGTTAATCGGCCCGCCGAACGCATACGATGGCTTATTCTCAGGCGATTCGCTCGCCCGCATGTTGCCGCCCATCTGCGGTGCGATCATCTGCATTACACCACCCAAAACCATTGAGCCACCAGCCATAAATGCAGCAGATGAAAAAGCTCCCATCTCGGCCAATGCCGCGCCGCCAGTGTAGAACGCTGCGACCATAATCGCTGCGCCGATAACGATCTGCAACAACCCTCCGTTCTTTCTGGCTTTTGGGATCGGGATGATTCTAATCTCCTTTGCCACGGAGAAAGTCGAAAAGTCGTTTGTGCTGATTGGTTTTCCGTCTGCGATGATACCGAAGCGCATGTTTGAACCAACTTTGCTCTGCATGAACGGCTTAAACCCTTCAACCTGGTAAGACAGCGCCCGGACACATTCAGCAACCGAATCAACCGCAAGTTTGTGGAATACGCCGAACCGACGCCCCAGGGAACCAGAAAGTTTAATCGTCTTTGTATGTGATGCCATGTTTAAGCTCCTTGTGCCTGCAAATTAGAACCTTATGCTGCTCGTACCATCCAGAATAGATATCCCGGCGAGACAGCTTGCCATATGCGTGATGAAGGATGTTGTTATTTCCAACGTAAATCCCCGCGTGATTCCATTTCTCCGCCTGAATCTGGAAGATGATCATATCACCAACTTCAGGCTCGCCAGTGTTTTCAATGAATCCGTCCTCTTGCCAGTAATCCTGGTAAAGATTCTCTTTATATTCCGACTTCCACCATTCGAACGGCAATCGCCGATCTTTTAGTGTGACGCCGTGGCGCTTGTGAAAATCCATGATTAGGCCATAGCAATCGTAAGCGCCCAAAGCCCAAGGGCGACCAATCAGCGGACGGCGTTTCGGCTCAATGATTCGCATATCACCTTCCGGGATGGAGACGATAACCCACGATAAGCCAGACTCATCACAGAAGCATAAATCAGTGGCGCTCGGAATTGTGGTTGCCCCGTCGCCAGTGTGAGAATGAACGAACGCGATCGGCTCGCCATCCATTGATGCCAGCGCATACTGCGCTTCGTCAGGCATTGACTCGTTCTCAGGATCTGGTGAAACGTTATCGAGTCGGTGATATTTCTGCACGCGTGATTTTTGCGTTACCAGCCCAGCGCATTCGTGCGGGTAGACTTCCTTTGCGTGCTGCATGATCTGCATTTTAATCTTCGGAGTTAACATATTAGCTACCACTCTTTAATGTTGCTGTCGCACAACCGCCGAAACTCAACGGCTCATTACCGAAACGAAGCCTACAGGAAGAAACCAGGCCACCACAAACATCTTGCGCCGGATCGTCAACCCTGTTTCCTAACTTGTCGAAGTATCCGTTCTGCCCGTTGTAGTCGCATCCTTTGCCAGACTTGTACCACCCACGCTGCGCCCAATAGCAAACGGTTTGCGTTAGGCGTGCCGGGATCATTAATCCGTCCATATCAAACACGGAGGTTAATTCGAACGTTGCCTTTTGCGGGTCAACCTTCTTAGGTCGCTCGATGTAGTAAACAAATCGCCTAAAATCGCCCTCTTTAACGCTGCCGTCGCTTTGTAGCAATTCCTTGACCAAAACCCATACCGTAACTTTGGCTTGCATGAGGCCGTTGTAGGCGCGAATAAGAGCACTCGCTTGCGCATCAATATTGCTAACCGTCAGCGTTGGCTTTTCCACTGTGCCATCGCTCGACATTGCGATCCCACCAAGGCCGAACGGGCGCGGGCCGTACTGCTCGCCGCGAAACGTGATCATCTTGGGCTGAAGCGTACCGCCGTTCACCGCCGCTAAAAGCTCCTCGGTTGTATAGGCGACGTTCTCGTTATGGAATCGGTAGACCTGCCCACCGAACTTTGTGGCGTCAATATCAATCAGCGTTAGGATCTCGCCGGGGAAAAGTTTTTGTAAGCAGTTCGCAAACTCTTTTGAAACATTGGCTGTCATAGTAAGCCCTCCTCTAATTGACTCCAGATCATAGGCCAAAAAAAAGCACCCGTAAAGGGCGCTTTTTGATTATCCGGCTGAAGTGAAGCGTTCGGCGAATTCCGCCGTGACCTCAAACACCCCGCCACCCTGCGGCGCAAGGTTAACGGAGTCGGCAGTTACGACGAATACGCCCATTCTTCCATCCGGTGCCTTCCATACAAACGGCTTTGTTACGTGCTCCAGGCAGAAGTTATAAACAGCCTCCCAATCCGAACCGCCATAAACGATCGGAACCGTCCGGCGATTTGTGTTAATTCCGCTCGACGCTGTTTGGATGTAGCCATTTCCGAAGCTGATCGAGCGAATGTTATTGGATACGGCGACTTTCGCCGCCCCTCCTTGAATTTGGGTACACCATTTAAAGGAATCCACTGTTACCCCCTCACTTTCTCATTTACGAACTTCGCAATGCGCCCATTTTGGCTCAAAGCCTCGGTGAACATATCGTTCACGATCTGCCTTACGCCTTGCTCTAACCCCTTGCTATCCTGAACGGAACCCATCGTGATGTTAATATCACCAATGGTAAACACCATAGCCGCCGACGCCGCGACGTTGCCGCCGTTGGTGATTCCAGATCCGGAACTTGCGTTACCACCAACCAGGCCGCCACTTGCATAGCCTCGCATTAGTCGGTATAAGTTTTCCGGGCCTAACCTTTGCGTCGCCTCCTTCGTGAACACGAATTCCCCGCCGTGAACAACACCTTTTGGCTCATACTTCCCGCCGTCGCCAGTGTAACCGCCGCCAGAAAATCCCTTGCTGAACATGTTGGCGAAGCTGAACGTACCGCCACCACCAAACGCGGCAGAAAGCGAGTTAAACAGCGCCATCTTGATAAGCATGTTGGTAATATCAGTGATCACGCTCTTTGCAAAGTCGCTAAAGCTGGCCTTACCAGTCATGACAAAATCAGTCAGCACGCTCGCCATTCCGCTAAATGCGTTTTTGGTGATATCCCCGATGTTGCCGTATACGTTGTTAACTTCGTCACCAATGTCAGCCCACGCATGAGTGAACCCGGCCTTCCAGTTCAGCATTTGCGCATCCTGCTGTGCGTAGAATTTATTGCTTGCATCCTGCATGGCTTTAAATCCAGGGTCACTTAAAGATCCGCCGCTGTTTTTCCAGTCAGCCGCCATCTGCGCATTGGCCCGGTATCTCTCCTGCTCCTTGCTACCCATTCCGGCGGTATCCTGTAGCGCTTTGGTTTTCTCCGCCATCTGGTTTTGATACTTGGTCGACTTGTCAAGCAAGGCGTTCAATCTCTGCTGCTGAACAATCTGATCTCCCACGATGGCCTTTTGCTCCGCCATGTACAGGATATTCTTTTTGTTCTCCAGCATCTGCTGTTCGCTTTGGGTCAGTTTTCTCTTCTGGCTTGCCTCTTCCAAAACTTGGAATTTAGCAACCGTCTCGAAGTAGTCCTTGCGCTGCTGGCTGATCTTGTCATCAAGCCCTTTGTGCTGCTGCAAAACCTTTAACTGCGCCTGGAGCGATAGCAGTTCAGCCTGATACTGCTCATCAATTTTAACGCCCGCGTCTACCTGCTGCTTCCTGGCGTTGCGGTTTTTCAGGATATCTTTTTCTTCCTGATTTACGCGATCCTTCGTTTTGCTGCTGTACCCACCGGAAAGGGTTTTATCCTTCGCGGCGTCAATGTACCCCATTTCTCCTTTAGCAATCCTTGCTTGCTGCTCCGCGATGGTTTTTGCAAGCTCTGCGGATTTGGCTTTCGAGTCCTTGATTAACTGTTCCTGCTGCGCCAGAAAGTCATTCCCGAAGTCCCCCATGCCGGGAATTTTCTGTAGCTGTCGGCCAGCGTCAACGATGAACTTCGCGATCATGGCGTCGCCGTCGGCAATCAGCTTCCTGATCGTGTTGATGATTGCGGAAACCGTGTCAACGATAAGGTTTAGCGCCCCTACCGTGTGATCGCCTACCCACTTCCACGAGTCAGCCGCCCATTTTTTAATATCCGTCCACATCGTTTCGAGCGGCGTTGCGCTGTCCGCGATATCTTTAAGGCGCTTATCCATAGTATCAGCAAACAGTTTTGTCGCCGCATCTACTGCTGCCGTCTCGCCTTTGGTTTTACGCAAAGATTCGATGTAGGTTAGCTGGCCCTCTTTCAGAAAATTAAAACGCTCATTGAGATCGGCAAGCCCCTTAACAGGGTCTTTTACGATCGAATCAAAGTACCCTGTGATCGTCTTCTCGCTCTCACCAGTCTGCGCCGACCATTCCGCCGTAGTCTTCGTGATCTGCTTAATCTGGTTGATGGTGTACTTACCAGAACTAGCGAGCGATGTTGCGATTTCCTGAATGCTGCCAATCGTAGCCGATGAGTTTTTGTTAATCTCTTCGGTTAAGGCTGTGATCTGCCCGGTGGTGGTCGCAGCATAGCCACCAGTCAGCACCAGCGCATTCGCCAGTTCTCGTTGCGCACTCCATGAGTCATAACCAGCTTTAGCGATTGCTGCCAGCGCGATACCCAACGACGCAGCGCCAACCGTTAGCGGGTTGATGTAGCTCAACAACACCTTAAACGTATTGCTCAATCCGCCGAAGCTATCCTTGATTTGACCGCCCTGCTGAATTGCAACCATCCATACTGGCATACCTGAAGCGAGGGAAGTCACAACGTCCGTGATCTGTGCCGGAAGCTGGCGCATTGCTGCCTGATATTGCCCGGCAGAAATGCCAGCGAGGCCCATAGCGCTCTGCTGTTTCTTTAACGCCTGCTCCTGCTGTTTCAGCGCGTTAATGAACGGTGCCGCCTCTTTCGAAACTCCCAATTGCGCCGCCTTCATTTCCAGCAGTTCGGCGCGTGTTTTACCTGCTGATTCTGCTTGCTGTTTCAGGCTTGCGACAAAATCACGCCCAGCATTGGCTGCCTTCTGTTTTGCCTCGGCTTCCGCAATTGCTGCGCGTCCTTCTTCTGTTAGCGCCGCCTGCTGCTGCCGTAGCTTGTTGGTTGTGGATTCAATAATCGCCCCAAGGCGGAAGAATTCCTTGTCAGGAACAAGCCCCAAGGCCCATGCCTTATCAAGTTCTTCTGTAGCTTTGCGCAAGTTGGCCATTTTTGCGATCGTGGGATCGATGGCGCTCGCAATCCTGCTAAAGCTGGTTTTTGATTTGTCAGTCTCTTGCTTCTGGCGCTGCAATGCGCGGTTCATTTCCTCGGTCTGCGCCGTGGCTCGCCTTTCAGCGTCCGCAAGTGACTGTAGGCCAGCGCCCGTTTGCTGGCTTTGGTTTTTCAGTTCTGCGAGTGAGCGTACCGCCTTATCAACCTGCGAAACGTCAACGCCAAACGTTAGCCCAGCTACTTTATCAGCCATGTTTAGCCCCCATATGAAAAAAGCGCCCGTAGGCGCTTATTTTGATTTCTTGTAAATCTCCTTCAGGTATTCACCCTCCAGGATTTGCAAGTCAAGTAATGCCGCTTCTCGATTGTCGATTTTATACAATTCGAACAGCATAGGCAACGTATTATAGTCAAGCCCCGTCGGGCCATTCATCCCGATTCGCCACTGCGTTTGCATGGCCTGGAATAGCTGCCAGCTTTGGGCGGTCTGCTCATCAAAATAGATCGTTTCAAGATCTGCTTCATAATCCGATCGCCTTAACCCGTACTCCGCAAGCTGGCGATCGGTTAGCTCAGGCTGAAGCGTGAGATAAACAGCCCGCCTTAAACTTTTGCACGGTGGCCCGCAAGCGCGGCCATGTAAGTTTGCGGCAGCGCCATGACAAATGCCGGGAAGTGTGAGCAAAGCCAGGAGATGTTTTCATCGTTGAACTCATCATCAAGATCCCAGCCTTCGGCCATAAAGCGGATAAACTCGGCATTACCCTTTGGCGCTTTATCTTCGCTCTCATAAAAGTCTTTCATCTCATCGGTGGAGCGATGTTTTACGGTCATGGTGATGGTGGCTTCTTTGCCGTCCGGGCAAGTAAAGGTTACTGGCAACTTGAAAGAAGGTAGATTGCCGCCGATTTGAATTTTGAACTTAGCCATCTTGTTAACTCCTGATTGGTTTGTGTTATTCGCTATTATGCACAAAAAAAGGCGAGGCACAAGCCCCGCCATTTAATTACGCGACAACCGGAAGGAAGACGTGAGCGCCTTTAAGCGCAATGTTAAGCGCTACCGTCTCCATCTCGTTAACCGCTGTGGATGGAATGTCATCGAAAGATGCAATTCCAGACCAGTAGCGAACCTCAGAAGCTCGCGGGATATACATGTACATCGCTTTCGCCTGCTTGCTGGCGTCTGCTGAACGCAAAATCGGGTAGATCGCGTTATCGTGCTCGTGCGCAAACGTGTAGTTAAGCGTCACAGCCGACTTGTAAGTTGGTTCGGATTGTTCGCGCTCATCACCCAGGCACTGATAGTTATAGAACTGCTGTTCGTTGCCGTCTTTGCCTAAATCCTGAATGCAAGGCAATTCTACCCAATTAGCGATCACGCTCACACTACCAGTAGCCGCGCCGCCGGGATACTTGTTCTTGTCGGAGGTGTCGAACTCTTCCAGCGTTGCCACACCTGCTGTCACTTCTTTTACGCGAGCCACCTTGTTAACGAAGTCGCCCCAGGTGCAATCGGTGAAGATCACAATATCTTTCACCGTCAGCTTGCCATTCCCTACTGTGATTTTTGGGTTTTTCGCGTCGTTGGTCATTGCGGTAAACGGAATCTCCGCACCGCGATCCTTCTCAAAGAAGACCTTAGCACCGTTTGGTAAATGCATGTTGAATACTCCTGTTTGATGTTTGATTAACCTCGCCATTATGCCCGCTAGTTAGCTGGATGGCAAGAAATTATAAGATCCGCGAATCGCCATGCGTAGCGTCACAGTCTCCATTTCGTTCACTGCCGTATCTGGCACATCGTCAAAAGAAACCCCTCCAGACCAATAGCGGTTTTCCTCTGCTCTTGGGATGTGCATATACATAGCCATTAATGACTTATCTCGCTCATGTGCTTTCATGATATCATACGCCGGATTTCCCGGATCATGAGCCATTGTATAAGACATAAACAGCGCTGATTTTGTCGTCTTCTGTCGCTCCTCCCTTCCGCTGTCAAGGAACTGGTAAGTATACCAGTTTTGCTCGTTTCCATCCTTGTCGATTGACTGCACGCAAGGCAGTTCCGCCCAGGATAAAATGCGACGAACCTTTCCGGGCGATGAAACGTAATTACCAACTGGCAAATCATTGGCTCGGTACTCAGGCCATACCCTAACCCTCGAAACATCCCCATTAACAGAGCGGATCGAGTATACATTACCCTCGATCAGCTTGTTGTCGCACTCGGTGATTACTACGATATCGCCAACACCAAAAGCGCTGACACCAACAGCCTGATTCAATACGAGAACATAAGTGTTTGGGATGCCAACATCAGTTGTGTCAAGCCACTTAAAATCGTACTCCCTCTCGTTGCTGGCCTCAATAAAAATCTTGCTCCCGTTAGGTAAGTGCATAACCGCTCGCCTCCATTTGTTCACATCTTACCGTAAAGCGAACGGGGAAGAACCACCCGGTTTGCGCCTTCTGCACTCCGTGAACCTCGGCCCACTCGCTTACATAAAGATTCATTTCTTTGTCGCCCAAGATTTTACCTTCGGGAAAGTATTTTGCAACATTTTGCGCGATTAACCTTGCGGCATCGGTGCCAGTTCCGGGTTTGAAGATCACATCGACCTGAACCAGCCCCAGGTAAACGCGACATTCCCTGGAGAGGCTAACAGATCTGGAATCCACTTCGATGTATGAAAATTTAAGGTGCGTACCGCCGTTGGCTGGCGGCTTAAAGTCAACGTTATCGCTTGCGACCTTTAACCCGTTGCCTGCGGCAAATTTAGCCACTGCCGCCTTGCATTTTAACGCCATATCATAATGCATTTTTCGCCCTCGCTCGCTTGATTGCCTCAGTAACATAAACGCCCAACCGGATAGCAACAACGCCCATAACGCCATTGGGAGCCTGCTTTGAATGGCCGTATTCCAGCGCGTTCGCATAGATTAGCATGTTACTGAACCAGATCGAAGTGATCCCAGCCCCTTTTGCGTATAGTGCAATGTTGGCTTTGCCGTTCTGGATCGTCTTTTCGCCAGTTTGGTCGTATGCGTTAATCGCGTAAAGCGCTGCACGGTTAAAGGTGATTTGCCAGTTACCACGGAAGCGCCCTGTATCCACCGGAGAACGCATTACAAGGTCGCGGTGAATATCTTCACACGTAAACCTTACAACGTCCTCCAGCGCATCACCAGCGGCCTTACACCATGCATCAATAGCCCCTGTGAACTCCCGGATCGTATAATTAGCCATAAGTCGCCACCCTGCGTAAAACTGGACGGTAGGCGACAACGGTTCCCGTTGGTTTTACCGGACGGGCATTAACCACGCGGTAGCGCTCGCCGTCTACTTCGATTTCGTCACCCTCCATGATTGGCACATCATGAGTAAAAAAACCGCGCTTATCGCCAGCAAGGATGGTTTCGCCGTTAATGTCACGGTCATTTACATCCCTGATCGCGCCCTTGATTGTCGTTACCACCTCGCCAGGAATGATATCTTCCCCGGTTTCCGGATCGATTCCGCCGCCAGCGCCTTTCGTGTACTTGTTGAATACGCCGTCAGCGTCACTGAAAAACTTAATGCCCGCGCTTGCGCGTGCCTGGATTTGTTTGTAGTTCATAGCGATCACCTACCAATTCCACAGCGGCGCACGTTCCCGGCGGTAAGAAGGCCGAAGCCGCCGCCGCGCATCTTGAGCATACGCCAGTACATTTTTCCCCACGGCGTAGAAAGCATTTCGTTGTCGCTTGACGCCGATACGCGATCGAAGGTTTGGGAAAACTCCCCGGTCAGGGTGAACGATGCCACTCGCTGCGTGTAAGATTCCAGGCTTTCGCCTTCCTGCTTCATCGCGCCATCCAAAAACATTAGGTGCATGGTCATCAATGCGATCGCCGTAACGATGGAATCCCCGAACCTGGATTTGCAAACGAACTCTTCGGCAAGCACAACCCATGCAGACAGCAGTTCATCTGGAACTTCTTTAAGCGGAGGTGCAAGGCTGCGCATTTTGTCGATCACATCTTGAATTGTGTAATTCATGGTCTTTCTCCAGATATAAAAAAGGACGCCGAAGCGCCCTTTGTTAGTTTTTGTTATTCCGCGCTTTTAGGCTGCACGATCTCTTTCGCTTTCGCCTTCACTTCCGCGATGTATTCGCGCGTGCGTTTCGGATTGTCGTAGAACTCAACGCGGCCTTTGAAGATTTCGTGGCGGAAGCGGTCGATCTCATTTTCCGGCACTTCAAAAACCTGCTCATAGACGTAATTTTTGCCTTTATAGCGAATTGCACATGCACCAACGTTTTGCAGTTGAACAACCTGCGGCGTCTGTTCTGCGCTGGTGATTTCTGCGGTTTCTACGGTTTCTACGGTTTCTTTTTTACTGGCCATTGTTAATGCTCCATTGGTTTACTTTAGGTTTCAAATTAAAGCACATTGCAGAATGCAATGCAATAAAAAAGCGCCCGAAGGCGCTTTTGATTAAATCCCGGTGAGAATCGCAATAGTCAGCGGGCGGTACACGATGAGACCAGTGCATTTGGAGGTGCACGGAACTTTGAAATGCAGGTCTTTCGGCTGCATCGGCAGCATGTTGAACCGCTCAGGGATCTCGATGCTCATGTTCATTGGGTCTTTTTCGTATGCCAGCACGCCTTTGGCGCCCGCGCCGTCAATATCTTCCAGCTCCGCCATCGCCGTAATGGTGATGTTCGGGTGGTTCTTGGTGAACCAGGTCAGATAAGAGTCGCCGCTAGTGTCCGGCATCTTTTTCGTCAGAAGACGACGCTTAGACGGAGGAATCACGATGTTGGTCGCGTGATGGCGGCCCAGCGTAGTTTCTTCGATCATGTTTAGCAGGTCTTCCAGATCTTCGAACGCCTGTTCAGCCGCTGCTGCATCATCACCCCAAGTCGCGCTGGCGATCATGTGGTTAATGTTCGGGTGGTCGAAAACGCTCACGATGCCATGAGGAGCGGAGCCTTTGAACACCAGATCGTTTACGAGCGTCTCATGACCTTCGCGGGCCAGAGTTGCTTTGCGATCGCTCAGGCTGGAACCCAGCGCCGCGCCAGTTTTAATTTCGTCGATGGAAATAAACCACGCGTTACCCAGGCGGAAAACTTTCCCTGACTTCTCTTTCGCCATCGCTTCAACGGTCGGCAGGTCGTCGGTGTAATCGGCGATAATTTTCGCAGAAGTTACGCCATCGAATTCGAGCCACTCAAAGCGGCGGGCGGTCGGCGAGATCTCGGTAGTTACCGGGAAAAGCTCAAGTGCGCTGGTCTGCGGGTATGCCTGCTCATACTGGCGATTCAGTAATTGAGTCATCTGCTTAACAGTCCAGATACCGTAAGCATCCAGTTTTGCGGCATCGACGCCCATGCCCTGCATTGCGACCTTAATTGCACTCTGTTCGAATGCATCTAATTTCATAGTCATCTGAAAACTCCTGTTTGTGTATTTAGCTTAACGAGATGAAGAATATCACGAATCGTTAAGCCGTCAAAGGTTTTTTTCTGGTGCAAAAATGGGGCCGAAGCCCCACGCTTTATTATGAAGCAGGCGTTCCAGGATCGCCTTTGTCGCCTTTCGGGCCTTGCGGGCCTTGCGGGCCAGGGTTGCCTTTGTCACCTTTCGGGCCTTGCGGGCCTTGCGGGCCAGTGTCGCCCTTGTCACCTTTCGGGCCTTGAATGCCCTGGATGCCCTGGAGACCCTGGACGCCCTGCGGGCCTTGCTCACCAATCGGCTGATTCCCAAAACCCTGCAAAACCTGCACTTTCACCAGAACAGTGCCATCTGCGTTTTTGGTGTATTCGCCAGTGTGTCGGTAGCCAGTTTTGATAACCCCGGCATCACCCTTCGCTACGGTGCCATTGGCGGTAAAGGTGACGAAGGAATTAAAGACGCAATCTTCTTCAGTAACAGTGGCGTCTGCTACAGCCCAAATGCGGCCATGAGTCATAACGTTAACTGCGCTTTCGTCATCATACTGGCCTTCCGGCGAGTAGGCTTGCGAGAATTGCGCGATGCCTACAATGACGTCGCTCGCTGCGGTTGCTGGTTTAACGACCTTGTGGCCATTGGAAACTGCGCCAGTGGAAGCCACCAGTACGCCAGCTTTGATATCGCCTTCAGCAACACAAGTGCCGTCGATATTGTAAAGTGACGTATCAGCGATCTGCCCCGCTACTGCAATATCACGCTTGCGGGAATAAGAAGCTGGAATCTGTGCCATTTTGAATCTCCTGTTTATTTGGTCTGGTAGCGGCCCGAAGGCCGCAAATTATTAGCGGCGGAATTTTGCCTGCGGATCGATGATTTCGGTGCCGTCAAGTTTCGGTAAGCCGCCTTTGTCTTTTTGCTCGCCATCTTCTTTTTTGCCGAAGACTTTGGAGCGATTGCCAGCCATCTTATCAGAGTTGGCGATAAAGTCAAAAGAAGCGTCGATGTACGAATCTTCTTTGTCAGACAGATCACGACCATCTACCTCTTTGATGTAAGCAACCTTCATCGCCTTAACATCCAGGCCGTCGCACTTGACGCCAGCGGCAGAAACCACCGCGATAACTTTCTGTTTTGCGTCTTCGTCGGCTTTGATTTTAGCAACGCGGGCGGCAACTTCATCTTCAATGCCATCAACTTTGGCCTGAAGCGCGTCACGCTCTGCGGTGATGCTAGTTACCTGACTGGTTGCCGATGCAACTTGCGCGTCTAGTTTGGCAATGTAAGCGCCTACGTTATCGGCCACTTCAACATCTACGCCGTCAGTTTTAATGATCATTGTTTTAGCTCCTTTGTGGTTTGAGTCGTCATCATAGGGGAATTCTTGTTCGCTATCAAGATTTAATTTCGCAATCCCGGCACGACCACGGAAAACAAGCGCGACGTGATTCACGCGAATCTTCGTTTGCACCGCATCAAAGCGAACCCAATCAGAGACGGAATCATTTTTCATCTCTTCGAAGTTTTCCGGTAGGTCTTCGTCGAAATAATATTCGCCAGTTGCGTTGTTGCCCCAACCTTTGCGATCGATATCGACCGAAGTGTAGCCAACGGATAACTCAGCCGCTACGCGCTTTTTGGCTTGCTCGATTGACTCGCCGTCGTAAATCATCACCGGAACAAGAACGCCGATCCCCTCTTCTTTGCCAGCGCCGGAACACGAGCCAACGACCAGGCCTTTTGCGTTCTGCGCGTTCACCATCTTATGACCCAAAGTGATCGGCTTGCCCTGGTATGAAGCCAGTGATTCAGCATCAAACACTTCCGAACGCGGGCGGAACTCGACTCGCGGCCCGGTTGGTGTCTGGTACGTCTGCGCACCGATACGCGCCACGATCGGAGTATCAACCAGAAAGCCGTTCTCATCGAATCGGGCCTTCATCTTTACCGTGTCGAACCTTTGAACTCTTTTCATCATGATACCTCTACATTGTTAAAATCTGGAACCGCCCAACAACGGCAACCGTACTCTTCACCGGGGAAAATGCCGTCGCCATTAACGGGGCGTCGCTTACCTTCTAGCTTGACATGGCTCTCGCGCTCGCGGTCGTCCATCATCCCGAACCAAAAGTAATGCGATACTTTAGCATCTTTTAGGCGCTGCATCATCAACATACTGTTAAAAGTTCCGATGATTCCGCTTGCCCGGTTGCGCGACCAACTACCATAAATGGCGTATCGTCCTTCGATGATTTCATCGATCTGCTGGCGAGACTTGCCAATGTTGTTGGCGGTTCTAACTTTCGTCGTCCAGTCAGCAACGATATCGCTTGCTAGTTTCCTGATTGACGCTTCGGCGGAATCCTGCCACTTTTTCAGCGCTTCCTGATACCAGTCTTCATACCCGCCAGCGCCGAATTCTTTAAGGCGCATGACGGATTCGTTATTCCGCCCGCCAGCCGCGATCGCAATTGCAAGCCACTGTTTCGAGTTGAATCTATAGATAGTCAACCCGATGGAGGCAAGAGCCGCAATTACGACAGAAAAGAACGTAATGGCTGATTCGCTGATATCGTCTTCTGCTTGGCTGATTTCCTCCGCCGTGGCATCGAACTTCAGGCGGTCTAACCGATCCCGCATTTCCACCACCAGATCGGTTGTCGCGTCCTGCATGGAGCGGGATAATTCCCGCTCGCTTGCTTCAGGATAACGCCAGTTTGGGATTCTGCCGTTAACTTTCATCATCTACCTCCGTGTTGTTTAGGATCTCTGCGCTTTGCGTGCTGCCTGAACCGGAGGTGCGATCCGGTAGTTTTTTCTGTTCCGGTGCGTTGCCTTTTAGCTTCAGTTCCGGAATTAGTGCGGATAGGGTATCACGCGCTTCGTTGGCGTCAATAACCTGGTCAGTAACAAGGCCGCGTGCTGCATCGGCGTTCTTCTGGAAGATATCCGCCTTCTCCGCATCGGTAGGAAGCGACAACGGTTCGAACTCGACGCTGTATTCCTCCTCCGTTACGATGAACTGTAACAGGAATTCTAACAGCGGCTTGTAATCGTCATTGCGCTTGCGGTCAACCAGTTTGTAGAACGTCTGTAGCGCCGTGTTCTGGCTTGCACTTACGCCACCAGTGTTTTTGTTTTTTAGCACGATCTCGTGAATGCCTGACAGGGCGACAATCCGATCCATTTTCGCGGAAAGGAATTCAGGGATGCCAGTAATATCAGAGTTGATAACGGTGTACTCTTCATCGGTAGCATCAATGCCGATCGTGTTGCCGACGCCGGAATTAGCATCAACCTGCGCCATGCGCAACCGGGCGGCGTACTCGCCTTCTTTGTCGTCGCAGATTAGCGCCAGGCCTTTCGCCTTCCATACGCCCTGCTGCTTGCGCTTCAGTAGCTGCGTTGCCAGATATTCCGAATAGTCGTAGTCAAGAATCGCTTCAATCATCGACTTATTCAGCACCGAACCACCAGCGCCATTATTTAGCTTGCGCACCTTGTTGGTTACTCGCTCGCCGTCGATGTAGTGCATACGGGTATAATGCACCTTGAACGGTTGCCCGCCGTTTAGCGGCTTCACCTCGTACATTTTAGGCTTCCCGAATCGTGGGCTTCGTGGGCTGGTTTCCTCCTCTGCGACGGAAACGGAATCATGGTCGTAAACAACGATAGATTCGAGCGGCTTACCCCGCTTCGCTGCCGAAGTCAACGCGCGACCATCGTTAACCATCGCCAGGACGTAGGAGCCACCATACAGCCGCGCCCAGCAAAGAGCATCGGTGATTTGCGGCTCCAGATTTAACCCGTCCCATTCCGATTGAAACTTGGTGTTATCTGAAATGCCGTTTAGCTGGAAGCCGGGAGCGACCATCTCTTCCGGGATCACGTCAACGATTTTCTTCGCCATGCCGTTTTCATGATAGAACTCTTCAACCTGCGACATTGTTCCAAATCTCGCCGCGATAGACGCGAGGGTTGACGCATAACCAGCGCCACCATTAAAGATTTGATTATAGTCGTCCATCTTAATGTTATTCATATTTCAACCTTGTTTAAGTGTGGGCCGTCAGGCCCACATTATGTATTAGCGACCCAGCTTTTTCAATCCCGCAAGGCGTTTCATTCGCTCAACCGGATCGTCGCTCAGGTTCATTTCCAGGTTTGCGGCGTCAAACACGTTGTCGCAAATATCATCGTGTGGATGAGAATCGTCATATGTAAACGCGCTCATCTCCGCCTCAAGCTCTGCAACGAATGGGTGATTGTCCGGCAGAACGACACGCCCACCCTTGATGATTGGTTGCGCATCCATAGCGCGAGTGACCTTATCTTTATCGCGCTGCACCGGGACGATCTCGCCCATGCCGTTTACCGCCTTCGTTAAATCCTGGATTAGACCCGTACCGCTCGCCTTGTCTTCGATGTAGATCCGGCGAAGGTTCCCGCACTCCTTATTCCGACGCCAGCACTGCTTGATGAATGCTTCGGCCTGAACGCGGAGATCTGGCGCTTCCCACTTGCCGCGAATACCGTCAATGAAGTAGACACGATCCCGATACTTGCCCCAATAGCACATTACGGAGTAGTCGTTTAGCTCCTTGACCTTCTGCGCCGTGTCAGCCGTGATGAACGTATATTCGAACTTGTCAGGGCGCGGCTCGTGCGCCTTGTCTGAATCGCCGTAATAGCGCCACCACTCCGACTTGAACACGTTACCACCCAGGGCGATCGGCTCCTGCTGATACTGCGAAAGGAACGTATAAAGATCGGCTTCGCGTAGCGCAACCAGGTTCTCGATCGATTCGTTCTCCTCCCAAAATGACCAGTATTCCACGCCGTCAATGACCACCGACGGGCCGGAAAGCACGTCGCGTTCGAACTCAGGTCGCAACCAGTCAGGGAGTGATTCGCCATATTCCCGCGTTACCATCGCCGGGATAACAATCCGATCGAAGTCGATGGCCATGCCGCCGCTCATCATGAACCAGGTGGCATCCTGCGCGTGCAATCGCTGCTGCACGGAAAGGATTGGCGTTTCGTCGCCCTTCTTCTTCTTCGCTCGACGGGATCGAATGGTGTTCTTCAGCAGAACATGGTTTTTCTCACGCTTCACCTTCGAGAACATATCATCCGGCTTGTCGATATCATCCAGCGCGATAAGGCCGCTAAACCCTGGCGTCATGTACCCGCCACGCTTACCGACAATCTGACCGCCAGACGAACGGGAAACCATTTCCAGCCTTACGCGGTCGTTATCGTCCATCACCTGAAATTCATCGATCTGCTTGCGCCCGAACTTTGATGGCCATAGCTCCTGCCACTCGCTCGATGAGAAGATCTTAATCACGCGATCCGAGTTGCCTTTTGACAGGGCGTCACCCTGCGAGATCTGAAGGTTTCGAACCTTCCGGCACTTGAGATACGCATACGGCGCGAGGTGGATTGAAAACACCTCCGTCTTTGTGGAGCCTGGCGCAACGTTAACGATCGTGCTCTTGCGCTTCCCGGAGATAATTTCATCAACCGTGTGGCAAAAGTAGGAGTGATGCCAGTTCCACATTAGCTTTTCGCCCTGGATGATCTGGAACCAGATCTTCAGGAATAGCGAAAAGTTGCGCGTACTCAGCGCCTTAATTGCCAGCTTATCGGCTGGCGACAGGTCTTCCCAAATGATCATTTCGTTCATATCTGACCCTTACAGCTTATCAAGAATATTGGTCACTGCCTTCTCTAACTTCTCTTCGGTGATCTCGTTCTTATCCCCGGCGATAGCGTCGATGTTCAGCACTGGCGGCTTATCGATCCCCATCTCTTTACCGACGAAAGAAGCGTTAATCATGCCGACGGCAGCAAGCTGAAATTTCTGCTCATAAATCACGGAGTCGATGAACTCCATGACGGGAGCATAGTTGGGGTCGTGGCGGTAGCGTCCAAGCGTTGACTGGTTCACGCCGCAAAACAGGCTTAACCCTGTGATCGTGAAAATGCGAGGCTTGTTCACTCCCCACTCGTTAACGTCGCCCTGAAACGTTGCCGTTTCCGCAGCCTTGATTGCGTTCTCTTCGGCCCACTGGAAGTAACGCTTTGCGATATCAAAAAATTGTTCCGGCGTCATCTCTGCCGTGCGCCCTAGTACCACGCCGAACTCCTTTTCATATAGCGCTTTAAAGTTGCCTTCGAAGTGCGATTTCGTTACGCGTTTTCTACGTTCTTCAGACATTTTATACCCTCCTTCTATGTTGATTTGCGAGTATATCAGATCGCGGGCATAAAAAAACCCGCCGAAGCGGGTTCTTTTATCATATCAGTTTGTTTCGCCGCTTCAGCGTCTTCTGTAGTTTTACGAAAGGCTCGCAGTCAACATACGGAAGCGGCGAAAAAGCTATTCGTTTTGCGACACCTTCCGGGTCGCCAACTTTTTCCCAACGTGCTGTTTTCTTGTTGTAGAACATGGCAGCAAAAGTGCCTTCATGTACCCGCTTTGAAAGTCGCTCGACAAGATGAGCCGCGCCAACGTGATAGCCTATGAACAGCATTAAAAAAGCAATAATCAGAGTTAACATTGATTGACTTCCCTTATGTAGTTGATGTTGATTTTATGCGTATCCAGATTGACGCCGGATTGCTTTTTTGCTTTCTCCACCGCGTCGGCGGTGTCGTTCGCTTCAATCGTCATGCTAAACTCTTGAATGCAGGACTTGCAAAAGCCGCCCATTTTTCTCGCCGTGAGCATGATCTTATATTGCATCATAACCCCTTTGTAAATGCCCCTAAGCGGGGCCAGACTTGCGGATGTTTACCGCCTCTTGTGTCTACGTGGTTCACGTTACCCGGTCAGCGCGAGTACGTCAATAGGTCACTGAATCGTTTGGCTGTTTTTTATTCATACTCGCCATCCCTGCGACCGAAACGGCCCTCCAGGTAGCCAGCTATCCAGATAAACTGGCCGCGAGTAACCAGCGTGTTGATTTGCGCCCAATGTTTATCGATCATCTTAGCGGCGACCTGATCGTAGGTCTTCTTGTCCTTCTTGATGGCGTCTTTTGTTTCTGCGGCCATCTGCTTTGCTATGCGCTTCACGGCGTTGTACTGCGCTTCATTCAGTCCGAACATTTGGCCTTCTCCCATTCTACCCAGGTTCCGCGAGCAATGAACACTTCGACACGCAGCGGACTATTGAAATTTTTGTAGATGAAGATGAACCCTTTTCTGCTGTCCGTCTCCACCTGCGTAACCGGGAACGCCAGCGGCTTGATGGCGTTGTCAGACTCACTCATGCGGATACCAGTAATCGTTGCGCCAATCGGCATATCTTCGACTTTTGAGTATTCAGGCATACGATCGCACTCCTTAAATTTGCGCCTGCCAGAATGGCTTACGGGCGCTTTAAACGGTATTATATTTCGTTAATTTTTTACGTGGTGGCAAGGTTCGCCATCTTTGACCTCGCCCCACGCCCGGCGCTTGTTCCGCTCCAGCTTTTCCGCCACCGCTTCAGCCAACTGCTCATCACTGAATCCGGCGCGGCGCGTTGCGTCCCATACCAACATGAGGATATCGGCGAACTCGCTAATGTCATCCGGCGCTTCGGCGGCCTCGATCGCCTCTTTCGCCAGGTGCTTGAGCGGCCCGACTGGCCCAACGTTGCCAAACTGGCGATCCGACCATTCCGCGTGCTGCGCCCGAATATTGGTGAACGGGTCGGCCTTCACTTCCGGCTCCGCCCGCAGGCATTGAAAATCGCTCCACGTCTTCGGATTGCTCTGCATTTCACGCAGGCTCGCTAACGCGCCGTTGATATCCATGCCTTCCGGCCAGTTCACCTTAAACGCTTCAGGCTTGCGGAAATATTCGACAAGATCGCCACCAAGAACGGTTTGCTGCATAATCGCCTGCTCTTTGGTGTCGCAGATGAGGCGGCGCGATTTGCGCCCCTCGTTGGTTCCAATGGTGTAGGTCAGTACCCAAATTTTGTTGCTCATTCTTCTACAACCTCGCATTCGTCTTTGCTCACGCTGATATTGTCACCAGCCTGGATAAACTCGCTATTGCGCGGGGCAATTACGCAGTATGAGCCGTCATTGAAGTGGCCGTCGACCTCAAGAACGTCGCCGATTTTGAGGCCGCATTCTTCTAGGGTAATTGAGCCGTCGCCGTTAAGAGTGTCGATTTTGGTGATTTTGATTTTCATTGCTGTAACTCCGTTTCGTTTCGATGGGGTAACTATACCAGCTTACCCCTGATCGGTTTTAGCAATTCGTGCTATTTGGCAGGCAATCCATTTTGGCACCCAAGCGCCATCTCACCACTTAAAATTGCGGGAAATGATCACGCTGCCAACGGCGGAAAGTGTAATCCAGGGCCAGCACAACACAGGATAAAGATCGTCTTTGTCGGTAGAATCCGCCGATTTCAGGAAGGCCCGCATGAGTAAACAGCCGCACGCATACAGGGCCATAATAAGAACCGCCAGGGCAATAATTGCGTAAATCATGATGTTTTTCCTTGTCTTTGGTGGGGTAGCCATGCAGCAACCCCGGTTAGTGTTTGTGGTTCGTGCTATTGCTGGAGTTTTGCGAAGGCGTCGGCCATCATGCGCAAAACTCGCGCGTGATCTTCAACGTCATAGCCAGGTTCGCTGCGCATAATCTCCCGAACCTTCTCGATCTTGGCGTGCGCCGCCTGAAGCTCACCAGTCAGGAAAGCAACCTGCTTTTCAAGTTCCGCGATTCGTGAGAATGGTTCACGCATGAATGATTCGCACGAGGCATCACTCAGCGCCCAATCGATCCCGGCGCGAATGACGGCGGTTAACAGCGGGTCGTCGTCTTTGGCGAAGTTGTCGGACGGGATCAGGTGTATGATTTGTGTGGTGTTCATGGTTAGGCTCCATCGCTTGTTAGTGTGGGGATAGTATGCACCATCCCCGAACGTTCGTTTTAGCAATTCGTGCTATCAAAGGGCGTCTAATTCCGCCTCAATGAATTCGTACCACTCGTGGCCGTTTACGGGATCGTGTTCTGTGCCATGTAGCCAGTCCGTATGCACGGAACAGAATTCGCCGGATTTATCGAAGTAGAAGTCGGCCCATGACCGCGCCCAATCGCCGACGCCCGAGAACGTGCCGAACTTGCGGATGTATGCGTCGGTGTATCCGCGCTGCTTCGCTATGCGCTTCAGTGCGCGAACCAGCAACTTGCGCTGCGACGCCTTCGATACTTTTCGCAGGTGGAAAAGCGCGTTTTCCGGCTCATCACCAACACGGATGGTTAAATCTTCGTCAGTATCCAGCGGATTGACGATAAATTCGTTAAGGTATCCGCCCTGGATTACGTGAAAGTCTCCTTTTGAGTCTTTGACCTCGACGGCATCGAATACGCAGCCGATAAGGTGGCGATCACGTTCGCGGGCCGCATTGACAACCATAAGTTTGACGGTGTTCATTAGCGGATCTCCTTCACCTGGTGGGATTCGAGAAGGTTGGTTACTTCACGGATGCCGCAGTCTTCGAATTCCTCTTCGGCCCCTGCCGCCACCCTTAATCTGGTAAACCCTGCGTCATCGTCGATTGCGACTTCAATAACCTGCTCGCTCGAAAGCTCGATGTATGCGCATCCGTAGGAATTCAGTTCTTCCAGCAGTGCGATTAAATTATCGTTCATTGCGTTGCTCCTGATTGGATTGTTCACTTCAGTAACGCCACTTTATCAAATGACGTTACGGCAGTTTTAACAAAAAGTGCTATTCTTTTTCGCCGCTGAACGCTGCCCGATACCCACGGCGGAACCCGTTAATCTCAGACAGTCTGCATACACCAATAATCATGCACAGCATTCCGATCGTCTGCCAGCCAACGCTGTCATGCAGGGCCAGGCCAACCAGGAAGAAGGCCCAATACAGCGCGAGTTTCTTTTTGCTTACTTTCATACTTTCACCTCAAATAGAACGTTGTTTTCATATGGTCTGTTAAGAAACATCGCTATCTTTTCGTCCGGCATACGGCGCGCTAACCAGTTTTCTCCCAACTCCGTTGTTTTCTTGTCGTCCTGCAAAATCCAGACTTCATCCAGGTCGGGGCCGAACCTGGCTTGATATTCCTTACCCACCGTGAACAGCGGAATAAGTGGCCCGTAACCCGCATGGGTGCAAATCACTGTTACTGTTTCCATTAGTAGATCCCGTTAGTCCAAACGTAACCGCGTTCGATTATCTCGCGCAGCCTAACCCTTTTCGGTGATGGGTTAACACCGCCGCCGCCAGTGTAGAACCCTGTTCCATACGCAAAATGAACCTGCTTTGCGAAAAGTCCGCCGCGTGCCTGGATGTAAAGGCGGTTTCGTCTGGCAAAACTTATAAGCGTTCTGATTTGCTCAAACGGCTCGCCCTTAACCTTCGAGATCTTGCACATTACTGGCTTTTCGCCAAATTGCCCGGTTAAGCAGTGGCGATCGAAGTCTGATAAACGTATCATCCAACTACCTCCATGCAGGCATCATACCCGAAGAGGTCTGTTACCATCTTCCAGGCGTCGTCGTCGCTCAGTGATTTGGCGTCGAAGTTCTTGACGTGCTTAACGTGCGTCCATTGGTAAGTGCCATCAGCCCAATGGGAGTGGGTTTGTGAGTTGCCATTAAAGCGCCCGAATCTTTCAATGCTCAGGCCAACCCCGCTTGAGTGGCGCTTAAACCACAAAATAGCCACGTTGCCAACTTCGTTGACGTGAATCAGTCTAACCGCGCGAACCCCAATCGTGGCGTAAAGGTTATTGGGTAGCGGCCTGGTCGTGCGAATCATGGTTAATCTCCGTTGTTTGGTGTGTGGCCATTATGCCCGATCTCCTGGCTGGGCGTTTGGCAAAAAGTGCTATTCAGAAACCGAGCGCCTCACGCTCCAGGCTGTCCAGCGACGGGAAGCTGAATTTTGTAACGTGGTACGAGCCGCCAACATAGCCGGAAATGCTGATATTGTTGAACTCAACCTCAACACTGATAATCTTCATGTTCTTGCTGAAGGCGTACATTGCAAGCGCACGGTGCGCCCGCGCCAGGAATTCGAATTGGTTCATTTAAAGATCGCCCCTTTGATTTTGTTCCAGAAAGCGAAAGGATTGCGCTTCGGTTTCAGTTCCACGATATCATGATCGAAGAATCCGCGATGTTTGCCGCAAAGCAAAGGCTTAACGTCATCCGTCACGAGGTCTCCAATAAAGAACCACTTGCCGCCGTCCATAAAGTACAGGCCTACGCATACACCAGGTGCGGCGTGAGTGGCAGTATCTGGCAGGTTGTATACCTTGTCGCGAGATTTGAATTGCTGCATTATCCTGTCTCCTTGCATAATTTGGTCGTTAATCGACTTCGTGATAATTATGCCCGACCCTCTGACCGGGCGTTTAGCAATGCGTGCTATTTCAGGCCGCGAAGGTCAATCTTCGATTTTGCCCAATCAGGGAAGCGAGCCATTTCGCCCACCTGAACCATTTTGTTTCCGCCCGGCCCCTTGTCCACCCATGAATCAGGCGAGTAGCTCAGTAGGCGAACATTTTCAACGGTCGACTCGTAGGCCCAAATTGAGCCGTCGGCATCAATGGCAACCGTGTTGGCCCAAACTGGCACGTCAAGCGACTGCATGTCGTTGGTGCCAGGGATGTTAAACTGAAAGGCTACAACGTGGCGCTGCGTGATGGTCGCCACTACTTGCTTTCCAGACTTAATTTCGTGAATCATTGCGTTCTCCTTACAGAAACATTCCGGCCAGGCGCAGGCGGTTGATGATATCGTCACGCTTGACGCGGAGGCCGTCATAGTAGTCTTCGAGTTGGGGATCCCATGACGGCAGTTCAAGCAGTGCTTTCATCTCATCGCAGGCTACTTTAAGCGCGTTGAAGTTCTGCTCGACGGCGCGACGGTGGGCTGCTGCGTTCAGTGTGTTGTTGTGGTTGCCAATCATGTTTTTTGCTCCTCTGTTTCGATGGGGCAATAATAACGCATTGCCCCGATCGAGTTTTAGCAAAAAGTGCTATTCGTGCTTTTTGAACTCGTGAACCTGGTTTCCGCCGGAATGGTCGGCAATATCCACGCGATCGCATGTCACGTAAAAGCCGCGAATGACGGTGAAGCGCCACTTGCCTAACCAGTGGAAGTATACGCCGTGCTCGCTGCCCTGGACGGCTTTGGTTGATGAGTATGGGATCGGCATCCCGGCGAAGGTGCGAAGTTTGGTTGTTGCTGAAAATCGTGGCATGGCCATTCCTCCTGGCTTGAGCCGTGTTGATGGTGGGGCGGCATCGCCACCCCGTTCGCTTACTTGATTCGAACTTCAACTTCAATGTCAGACTGCGGCGCGAAGAGTTGGGCCCTGCCATTAACGCGAATGGTAAGAATGTTCCCCTTGCGATCTGCTGCGAGAACCAGGCGAAACTTGCCAGCAAACTTGACCATCATGCCAGGCTTAACTTCGCTCATCTTGATAACCTTATCCATCTTCATCACCTCAGTTCGTTGTCGATGGATAAATAATACCGGATCTCGCCATCGGCGTTTTAGCAAAAAGTGCTATCTTTCCACCTCGTGCATGTCGCCAACCGAAAGGTAATAAGCGATATCCAGGCGGCTCATTGTGGGGTGGGGCCAGCCGCATTCATGCCAGATAACATCGCCCTCGCCTTTAGTCCACATAGTTTCGCCGTCCCAGCGCCAAAGGCGGTTATTGAGGTGCGATCCGTAGACCGCGCCAGGTTTTACATCGCTCGCCTTAAAATTCATAATCGACAACCCCGAACTCGTTAACAATCTGCGCCTTGTAAAAGCCACCATTTGCCGCCAGGTTGTAGCACGCCGCCACGGTCTCGAACTCGCGCACTTCTGGCTTGCTGTTTTCGTGTTCCCAGGTGATCAGAGTAATCATTTCGCTTTCCTCATTCGTTGTCGATGAAGAGATGATACCCGATCGCTCTGACCGGGTTTTAACAAAAAGTGCTACTTGTTGCTCAGGTGGATGATAAATGCCGCCAGGAGCAATCCGCAATTAACACCGATGGAAAACAGGATAAAGGCGCTCATTGTGGATAATCCAGGCTGATGATGTTATCCGACTCATCGGCCATCATGGCCAGGACGTTCGACGCACCGATGAATTCCGGCTTCGTCACCGCCTGACCCGTCTCGGTGATGTGCTGAATGTAAGATTCAGATTCCGGAAGAAATGACATTAACAGCAAGTCGGCTGTAACGCATTCCAGGGCGGTTGGATTTTCGTCGTCAGATGCCTTGGCAATGGCTTCGATAACCTCCTGCTCGTAGATTGGCGTGTCGCCCAAGCGCATCGGTGCCGCCGGGTCGTTTTGGTCTGGATATAGTTTCATGGTTATTCTCCTGTGATTTTGGCTTTCAGTGCCATTGTGTAACCGTTGTAAAGCAGGCCTTTTGGCATCACTTCGTCAATGATGGCAAGGCATCTTTCCCGCTCAGAGATAGCGCCCTGCCGCCTGTATGCCTCAGCCTCCAGGTTTGAGCCAGTCATTGCGTCGAACTCGGTAAAGACGGAGATTAACCCCGCCCCCAGGCTCACTCGCAACACCTCGCCCGGCTCCAGAAGTTTCAGCAACGGCCTGCGGAAATGGTTGTCGACCGGATGAACGCCGAACTTCTCCGCGAACTCCTCCGCCGTCATCTGGATACGCCGCCCGCCATCCAGGAACATGCGCCGGATCTCGGAAGAGCGGTTGCCAGTGAATGCACCTTCCGGCTTCGCGGCTTCCTGGCTCCGTCCGGCTAGCCTGGTGGTGTCACCAAACGTGATGGATTGCAGCCATTCATGGTAAGCGGCCTGCTTATCTGCGTCGTACCGCATCCACTCGGACACGTCGACTTCTTCGAACTCATAGCCTTTATATTGCATTTGTGTTTCCCCCACATTTACGGCGTTTGGTAATGTTTCGGAAGGTGATAATACTGGCCTCAAGCCTTGCTGTCAAAGGGTTTCGGCGTGTTTGGGAAGATTCGCTGTCATCCCCTATATATACCTATTTACATTTTTCGCGGCGGAACATCTAAAAATTTATGGCTTGCGCAAGAGGAATCCATAACCTGTCTCTTATACACATCTCCGAGCCCACGAGACGCGTCGTAATCTCGTATGC